TGGGACGGATATCGCTCCGTTTCAGCGGGGGATTTGCACCTATGTGAACTCTATGAGTTCACATACCAGCAGTCTACGCCAGCCACTAAGTGTCGTGTCTTGACACTCCCGACGACTTGTCGGCATTCCCGTCTTAGCCAGATATAAGGGTTTTTGCAATTAACCTTATAATAGCTAGGGAATGAGACTTGAGGGTTTTTAGTTTAAACCCACAACCGTGCTCTATGGCTCGCACCGCCCCGAGCTGATCAGGCCCGGCATAATCATTTTTGTTGTTTTTAGCAAGAAAACAAAAACCTTACAGTTTAGAACGAAGATTTTTAAACTTTTCGCTAAGCAGCGCAATCTTTTCATCATACCTTTTGAGTTTCTGCTGAAAGCTAGCCAACAGAGTTTCTCGCTGCCTCTCCAGTCTTCTCAGTTTCAACTCATCATCAGAAACATCCTTGAGTGACTCATACAGCTTGAAATGTTTCTCTCCACAGAATTGCTCGTAAGGAAAGATCAGCATGTAGACGTCCTCTTCTGTATCCGCCGGTACTGACACTTTCTCTACAGCGGGTGGCATACCACAAGAGTAACCACAAACCCCATTGAGCTTGCAAACAGCATCCTCTCCTAAAAGGGCGACTCTGCGCTTGCGCTCCTCACGAAAGAACTCCGACTTAGGCATGACTAAAAGAAATTCGTGTCAACGAGAAAATACAAAGGAAAATACAACAACTAAAGACTAAGAAAGTCAATAGTTTACCACTCATAATCTTTTCGGACTTTAACCGGAACGAAATCAAAAGCTAGTCTTTCACCATTAAAATATATATCAAACAACTCAGTAAAGGACTCGAAAGATTTTAAAAATTTACTTAAACTATATAAAGCCGCTTTCGGGCAGATATCTGGTTTATACCTGTCGACCAAAGCGTAAGCAAGAGCGTCTAGAACTCGGGCATCGTCATAATTCTTATAATTATCACAAATCGAAACATAGATTTCAGAAAGCAATTTAGACCCATTTTTTCTTACTTCGGCTTTTGTTTTTCCCTCAATTGCAATCGTTTTGTTTCCTAATTTAGTAATTAACTTCATAGGATCAGGTTCAAAACGATACCTACCTCCCACAGGGATCAGAAATTTTCCGCAAAAGGCAGGAACCCGGAATTTCATAGACTTACAGTCAAAGTTCCAGAGTGACGCAAGCCTCCCACAAGGATCATTGATAATTGTCCCCTTAGGAAAGAGAATCAAGGAATCATCACCACCGAAAATAGAATACACAGCTTTCTCCATTGGCAAACAATCGAGTAGTGCGAACATAGAAGAATAAGTATTCGAACCATATGTATCGCAATTACCTGACTTTTGTTGGTACAAAATGTAAGCTTCCACTCCGTAGTTTCTATCTTTCACTACAGTTTGAGTCTGAGATTTTTCCCACAAATACTTCATGTACCCATTCAGACCAAACTGTTCGTACAGCTTGATCACCATTCTAATATGTAATGACGTTTTTGATTTGTCGTATTTTGAAAAATCAATCTCAACGACTTCAAACTCGTCGCCAGGATACAGGTATTCAGCTGTACGACTCAACTCCTCGGAAGTCATACGTGTATTAACAAAAACATTCGGCTTCAAAGCCGATAAGACACGTTCATTTATCTCCTTAATAACGGGACCAAAAAGTCCGTTTACTATTTTTTCCGGATAAACAACTGTTTGCAAAGCTGCATATTCACTTTGAGGCGTCAAATCCAGTTTCGGTTTCACATCATTCTTAATCATGAAATTATAAGTACACACATCAATTTGGTCCAACGTTCGCCAATCCGCCAACATCTGATTCTTCGCTGTAGTTGATTGCTTCTCCCACCATCGCAAAGCTGATTCATCGGTTATCAAAGGGCTCTGATCAACAAACGAGTCTGTAAAATAACACGAGAAAGCTTTTGCAATAGTATCTTCAATGATCTGGTGCTCGTTTACAGACTCTTGCAGTCGTGGACATGCCATATTCCGTTTTCTCAAAGCCAAAATAGACTCCGCAAACGATCCTTGACGTTTTTCAGGCATGGCAGTCCGAAGTTTAGGAGAAAAACAAATTTTTTCCTGAAAACCTCTAATAGACTTATTAGGCGCGATTTTACAGTTAGAAATTTCTAACTCTAAGTCAGAAGAAGCCACGGTGTACCCGTCAAAGCTTGAGTCCAAAGTCGAATTTCCTGGAAAGGTCCTGTCGTAAAGATCTTGGATAGTTACTAGGTCTCCTACATCAGGAGCCATAACTTTCCTATCTGCTACAACAATGGACTCAAACTTTGACCCAAACCGTCATTTGGTCTGTTCTGAGAAAGAGCATTTCAGCAACTGATCTTCCATAACATCTTTAAGCGCAGAAATATCCTCGTATAATCTATCCTCAACGACTGAATAATACACAAGACTTCTTGTATGTCTGGTCAAACCAACAATAGTGTAAGGTTCGGATTTTGCACCACCGGGGTACAATTCGTTATCCGTCATCTTCAATCTGACCAAGTTGACACGCTCAAAAGTCTTTCCCTGCGCCTCATGAACAGTTGAGACTGTAGCACCTTTTACGCCAGCCAAATGCTTGGAAACTTCTTCCTTTTCAGCCTGTAAAAACGTTAAGTAATGTACAGGTTCCTTCGGAAGTTTCACAAGAGAGGTGAACCCAGAGCTCTTCGATTTAGTATCAACAGAATGTGTAGTCTTTGAATAACCGACAATGTCATCACCTCGATAATACTTTTTCTTATTCAAATAGTAGACAATGTCGAGCGGACAGCGATAAGTTTTTCTCACATGTTCTCTTTCCACAACGTTGAATGAAGAATACTTCAACGAGATTTGTTCTACACGGTTGATAAACGGAATCTGTTTAGAGTCACCTTGACATATAACCTCTCTCGCATTCAACATACGACCACAAATGTAAATCATGCCAGCGTGGGCCATAAGTGCTTCATCAAAATGGAAAGAGTTGAAGCGTCGTGATAAAGGTTTCAACATAAAGGAATGAACAGTTCTAACTCTCTCTTCACACCTTTTCTTTGGAAACCCTTTCTCAGTAAATCTTCTCCTTAAATCATCAGTTGCCTCTCTGCCTTCGGCAAGCACAATCTGGCGATCTAGATCACAATTGCTCAAAATCCACGTGGATTTCCCGCAACCAGGCACGCCGTCGATTAATCTAACTTTTAACTGTGTTTTTGGCAAGGACGGGTACACTAAGACCAACTTATTAAAGATTAACCATTCATTCATCAGGTAAGTTAAGTCTGAAAACATATACCAACCGTCCCCCAGACCTTGCGGGTAGATACCACGTATCTCATCGTCGTGCTTACTCCAAGCGACTGGCACTAGTTCCATATGATCGTCATTTTCAGAAAATTTTACACAATATTGATGTCCGACCTGTTGAGATGTAGGCCGCTTCATCGCCCACTTTGTTTCCTCCCCTACTTTCAAAAAGAAAGCATTTTTCGGAAACTCGCACCTCCCATCATGCAGTAACTGATCCTTGAAATCACACACGACAGAATACATAGCAGAGAAGTCACAAATAATCTTACACTTCAGATACCACAGATACTCCAGACAAGCAGCCTCCTGAACGTCATCCGGATACGCAGGGGGGGCAGGTAGACGTCTCCGGAGGACCAAAGTTGACACCGGTGACATAAAGTCTTCCCCTGCTACGACGTCTTCGCTACTGTCACTAGAATAATCCGCCCAACGTTTCTTCACAGTGTAAGGTATAATCATAGGTGGGACTTCTTCCACACAACTCTCAGAAACAGATATCTGCGGAGATGCAATCTCTTCGGAACTAACAACCTTCTCACTAGCTGACAATCCGGAACCGGAATGACTCGCGTCACTGGACGACGACCGTTTCGAGACGCTGGACAATGATCTAGAGGCAATAAACCTCCCCAAAGGAGTGTCTTTATTACTAGCCAAGACGGCAAAGGCAGCCACTTTCTTCAATTTTGAAGACGTGTCTGATGCCGAGCCATCATTTACCTTCTGCTCTAAGGATCTCGTAAGACGCTCAACATCCTGTTTCTTTTCATTGTACCTCAGCACTTCATCTTTCATGTCGTAACTCTCGATTCCTTCCAACCTACCTTTCCTCCACAAACAGAGGCTATCTTCAATTTCAACGTATAAGGGAAGAACTTCCACATCGTATTTCATGCTCCCGAATTCAACACCACACCAGCGAGCTACAGTTTTTAGGACTCGAGCCTTCAAAGAGACACTTCCAAAAAATTTTACAAACACTCCCCGGAAGATACTCTTTAAACTTATCTGCTCTGAACCGCTCATCCTCAACATCTCCAGAATCTTCTTCTGTTTTTCCCTATTAAATTCTTCGCGCACTAACAAAGTCATTGCCAACTTACACAATATCCAAGGATCCGTCTTCAAACCTTCTCGCACCTGACATCCATTAAAGACGGCAGAAACGTTAGTTGAAACCAAATAATTCAGCAATGTCTCGTACTGTAAAGCATTAGCCTTATTACGCATCAACCACTCCATTCCTCGACAAACGAGGGATTTTGGAAGGTAACGCCGTTCAACCACAACTTCTCCATTTTCAATCCAGTACAGCGGCACTATTACCTCCTCAGTATTAGGTATTGGCATAGCTTTGAATACATGGTCCCGAGTCGGCAACAAGGAAGATAAAAGCCTAGTTCTCGACAAACTGTACTCGGTAACATCATACAGCTTAAAGAAGATGGTGTCCCCTCTTACAGAAAAAAGCTCAAGCATGTAGACATGACCACATTTAGCTACCACAAAAGATTTTTTAATGTAATCTAAATAATCATTTAGGTCATGCTCATAGCCATGAGTAGTGTCATCCAAGAAAAAGAACCGAATCTTTCCTTTCTTTACCTTAAACCGACCGTTGACAAAAGGAAGCTCACCTTCCTCCTGACCAAGCAGTAACTTAGGAGAGAACAAGAAACATCCAATAAAGTGCTCAATACCTTTTCTCTCCAAACCATTAACCAAATCCTGCAAAGTCATATCATACACACTATGAACACCCATTGCAACTCTCATTTTTCCTTCTTCTGGCTCATAAGCACAATCCTGGAAGACGTCGCAACAGTACTTATTATTACAACTTGCAGCGGTTCCAGCATTCAAAGCAGCACGACGCTGAAGCTCAAAAGCTTTTATCTGCTTATAACACTCATCGAACTCCTCAGTTTTTTCTTTACCATTACGAGCAAAAAGCTCTAGACTCAACAAACGTTCTTGCTTGCGCATTGCATCCCTATAGTCCAGCAACGGACAACAACAATGCACATTTTGGTCACTAGCGTACTTAACATGCGTTAACCAGTTTCCACCAACATCCCACACAACTGTATGTTTTACAGGCAACAGACTTTTTATATACAGAGTCTCCAACGTTCGACAAACAGCCGCCATTGTATGACTCCCACGCTCACAGTTACTAGTGATAACATGAAACTCAGGATACAATGCACACAATGCGTTTAATGACTCGGAACTTAACACACGCCTCACATCAACTAACTCTTTTTGTTTTTGTTTCTTTTCCAAACTTTTTAAATGGTTAGCTGCACGGTCAGCGATGACATCATGTAACAACGATTTTGTAGTAGAAGAAGCTGTCATAAACAGATTCTGCACCACAGTCTCATCGTTAACGTATCTGTCAATCATGTCAGAATAAATGTTAGATTGAGCCATCTTGATATCGTCGCGAACGAAATGATACAAGACAGCAAAGGGGCCCCGCGTCGCAAAGCGAAAGTTGCAGGAATTGCGAAACCGTGGTATCTAATCCTTGACCTAGGCCAAAAACAAACACCACAGAATAC